AACCCGGATATGTTGGGTGAGTACAATGTTCCGCGTATTTTGGCTGCATTTAACAAACGAATTGAACCGTTATTAGTTGTATATAGTACGGACATCAGAAAGGATATTTTAATTGAGGACCCAAAAGATAGACCGATATTTACAAAATCTCAAACAGAATTAACTAGAGGTTATCCAAATAAAGAAAAAGATCAAGATACCTTAGATGAATTGTTGACACTTTCTGACATGGAACTTTCGTTTTGGAAAAAGGTGGGTATTGATCCGTATTATATGTATATTGATGATACCATTAATTTGGTTGATTCAGAAAGGGTTGAACATAACAAAAAGTTAATGGAAACACACAAGATTGATAACAAAATTGATGATGAAGAAATTTACGAATTTGATGAAGATGGTGATTTAATGAGTTTGGCTTTTGACTAAGAACCCTTCAAACCGTCAGATGATATTATATACCATATACCACCAACGTTTTTAAATTCAACTGACGCACCCTCACCGATTTCAATTTCATCAAACTCGTCGTCAATTTTACTGTCTGCTTTTATTAAAACATACGTAAGTGATTTTATGACTATATGGTCGGTTGTTTTTGAATCCAAAAACACCTCACAATAATCAACATCCCTAACCACCACAATAAATTCTCCGTTTGTGGTATAACTTTTATTTGTTACAACAACAGAATCCGAAGTTTTAATTTCGTGACCATTTATAATTCTAATTGAAGGCGTGTTTCTATATATTGCCATAATGAATTATATGATATTATATGGGCTATTAAATGGTCTAAATTTAAGAGCTTTATTCATATTTTCAGCCATAGTACCTTTGATTTCCCATTGTTTTTCAGGTCTCAATCTTTCAAGTCTGGTTTTTAATTCCTCCCACAACATGGCTTTTTCATCTTTGGCTTCAGATTGTAGTGTTTGATATTCAAGTGTTAATTCAGAATCTGGTGTTTTTAAGTTACCACTATACTTACCTCTAACTCTGGCTAAGGTTTCTTTACAATAAGCTGTAAACCATCTTCTAACCCAAGTTTGTGCTGGACTATTTAATTCATCCCATCTCGTTTCGTCAATAGGAACGTCTGATGGTAATCTAACAACATCTGGGTTTTTAGCCAAACAATCGTCACGGTCAAAGGTGTTATAGTACCAATACCACACTCTATATTGGTTTCTTTGTATGTTACCAAAATCAAACTTACCACCAGGTACGTTGTATAAATGTAGGGCTTTTTTACCTTCCGGAAGTGCAGTAACTCTATATGTTAAGTCACCGGTAATTAATCTCCTTTTCATTTGGATGTCAGCCATTCTAAGTAATATATCGGAAGCTGGCGTGATGAAATAATTTCCGGTAGTTCCCATTTGAGAAAATCCGGCACCACCACCAAGTCCGATACCACCGAACCCACCAAATCCACCCATAAATGGATCAAAATAAGCAGCATCTAATTCTGGTCTTGCAAACCATAAAAGTTCATTTATTTCTCTACCTGCTGGTATTTCATATATTTGTTGACCTGGAATTAAATCAACATAATCTTTTTCTAACACCCAATCACCACCAGCTTGTAAACCAACAATTTTTGAGTAAGCATACGTATATTGTGTTTCCCAGTCCAAACTTCTGGTTGTAAAAGCTCTCGTCAATGATTGTTCATCAAGGTTTAAACCATAAACTGAGGACCACTGAGATTCAATTAACCAATCATTAACGTGTTGTGAATAATCTTGAATTGAAAGTTCCAACAATGAATCCATCATTTCATCCTCTAACTCAACACCCCTTAGTGGTGCACCCAAAAGATTTCTAATTCTTTTATATAATTTTGATCTTTGTGGTTCTGTAATTATTGAAGTTGACATAAGATATATTTTTTTATAAATATCTTATTGTTTGAATTTTAGAATATCTAGTCTGGTTGTGTATTGGTCATTTACAAAACCCCAATTTACAACTTTCCAAAAGTTTGACACATATTTGTCCCTTTTATTTTTGTATTTTAAATAATATGCATGTTCCCAAACATCCAGTCCCAACAACGGATAACCCCTTTCTTTTTCTGAATTCATTAGTGGGTTATCTTGATTTGCGGTCGTTACAATCTTTAATCTATTTTTATCGGTTAGTATCAACCAAACCCAACCGGAACCAAATCTGGACTTTGCGGCTTCTTCAAACGTATCTTTAAATTTTTCAAACGAACCAAAAGTTTTTTCAATTTTTGTTTTGATTGGATCTTTAATTGTTTGTTTTTTGGGTGATAACATTTTCCAAAAAAGAGCGTGATTGAACGCACCACCACCATTATTTTTAATCGTTGTATTAAATTTTGATATATTTGTTACAATTTCCTCCAAATCCAAATCCTTCCCTTTTATTTTTTCAAGTTCCACATTTAGTTTTTCAACATAACCCTTGTAGTGTTTTGTATAATGTGTTTCCATTGTTTCTGGGTCAATAAAACTTTCAAGTGAATCATATTCATACGGTAATTTTTCAACACTGACTTGTTTTATTTCAGATATGATTTGTGAGTTATTAAATGATTCAATATTTAATGATTCCTCAAGTTTTGTTATTTGTTCGGAAAAACTTTTATAAATTTTTGGTAGTTCTTCTTTATGTGTTTTTTCAAACTTTTTCATCATTTGTCCAGCAATAGCATTTGCTTCGTCCTCGTTTTTTCCACCAATTTCCGGACCTTTTTTTCTTCCCAATACAGTCCTTTGATATTCGTGCACCCATTCGTGAACTAAGGATCTAAGAACATCTCGGTTTAGTCTATCTTTAACCAAAATTTTTAGATGATGTGTTGAGGTTCTACCACCAGTTGACATTTCACTTGTTCTCTTTTTCAAAAAATCAATAAATACATCTTTTTCCAATGGATATTTTATTTTTAAAAAAGATATAAACTCCTCAATTAATTTTTGTTCTTCTTTTGAAACGGTGTCGTGATAAGTTATTTTGACATTCATATAATATAAATATCACCTACTAGCAGAAATCCGATTGAGCATTTCTTCAATAACTGAAGCCTCGTCCATTAGATTGTCACCCATAACGGTTGATATTATTTTTTTCTTTCTTTCAAGGATGTCATAAATCATACCCTCAATTGAGTTTTGGAATAAAGGGTAATATACTGATGTTGATTTTTTTTGACCGATTCTATGTGAACGATCTTCAGCTTGAGCATGTTCTGCTGGAACAAATGAAAGGTCGTTCATAATAACAGCTTCGGCCGCCGTTAATGTGATTCCAGCCCCAGCGGCTTTTAAATTTCCAACAAACACTTTAATTTTGTCATTTGTTTGGAATTGGTCAACGGCTTGTTGACGGTGATTTTTGGAACAGGAGCCATCCAAATATACGGCACTTTTTCCAAAATGATTATAAATTTCTTGTAATGTGTCTGTAAAGTTTGTGAATATAATTACCTTTTTTTCTTGCTCAATTATATTTTCAGCCAACTCAATTGTTGATTTTACTTTTTCATTCGCAATAACCTTTCTTACTTTCATTAATTTACCAAACTGAATGGTAAGTGATGATGATTCCTCTTTGTTTGAATTAAACCAATCATAATATTCACCCATCATATCCTCATATTCTTTTGATTTTAAATTAAGATATACTGGAGTTATTATTTTTTCTGGCAAATCCAGTACTTCTTCTTTTAACCTTCTTAAAATATGTGATTGGGTTCTTTCTCTTAGTTCATCCAAGTTTGAGGCACCGGTGACATTCCAGACTTTTTTCTTTCCAACATTGAATTGAAATCCATTACAATATCTTTTTGCGTAAGCCATCCAATTGACCGATACCGGACATTCAACAAGTTTTAATAAGTTGAAATAGTTCATTGGTCTGGATGTCATTGGGGTTCCGGTTAATAACCAAACACGTTCAATTGATGATGCGATATCATTTACTATTTTGGTTCTTGCCGCCTGGGGGTTGGATATCATATGGGCTTCGTCCATAATAACCAAATCAAAATTGGCTTTTAATATTTCAGAATTTTCTTTGTTTTTTATGTCGTGGAAGTTTTTTAAAATATCATAATTTATGATTACAATATCGTACTCGGTTGAAAATTTCTTACCTTCCGAAATAAAAATTGATTTGTCGGAATATATCCTTATTTCTCTTTCCCAGTTTAGTTTTAATGATGCTGGACAGATTATAAGTATTTTTTTTGCCCCAGATTCTAACACCGCAACCACGGCTGACGCTGACTTACCTAGTCCCATGTCGTCCGCCAGAATATACTTTTTATTACCAACCAGTTTTTCAATTGCCACCTTTTGATGTTCCATTGGTGGTCTAGAAATATATTTGGAATAATCAACAACAACATTTTTAACTTCGTTGTCCTTTATAATGGCGGATTTTGGTATCCAGAAGTCATGTAAGGTTTCACCACTGAATATTTTTCCCCAAATATGATACGACTTATCTTTTTCAACCAACAACTTCTCAACATATATTTCTGATGGTTCTTTTGTGTACATTTTATCTTCCATCATTTTTTTTCCAAAATAGGAATCCAATTTAACCCATTTTTTGGCAACCTTGGGATTTCTACCGTGGAAATTAATTATATACTCAGCTTGTGATCTTGTTGGTGTGAATGACTTACTATTTTGTTTTTTGTTTTTTAACGCTAGGATATAGTTGTTTGACCCAATATATTCATCAAGTAATTGGAGGGCTCGTGTCTCTGGAGTTTTTGAAATTAATTCTTCCATTAATTAAAAATTAAAATAATCAATTTTGTTTTAAAATCAACTTTTAATTAACTTGGATATATTTATAATAAAAAATAAATTTAAAAAAATTATAAAATGAAAAAAATAATTAGATTAACGGAATCAGATCTTACAAGAATTGTAAGACGAGTTATTAGAGAATCTGAGGAGGAATCTTGGACTGATGAAGATCAATCTGAGTGGGACGACATTAGATCAAAAGGGCCATACTTAAAGGATTTTGACAATGATATTTCAAAATGGGAACCAGAATTTGAAAAATGGAAAAACAATCCAAGATACAAAGAATTAGGTGATAAAATGTCTAGAACTAAACATAAAAATTCATCACTAGACACTACACCAGAATTTGGTTCTTGGTCGGATGAAGAAGAAATGGAATATCAAGATATCAGATCTAAAGGTCCATATTTAAAAGATTTTGATAATGACGTTTCAAAATGGGAACCTGAATTCGCAAAATGGCGTAACAACCCAAGAAATAAAGAACTTAGTGATAAAAGGGTTAAAAGAGATAGAAGTAAGTTTAAATAAAAAAAATAAAATGGTTATATTCCCCTCCCTAAAAGAGGGGTTTTTTGTTTTATAGATATTTATTAGTATGACACAAAATAGAGTACCTATTACGAGGTTAAATAAGTTTTTTTCTGCTGCGGACTACGAACTTGAGATCTCGCTTGGGTCCGAATGGATGTACGGAGACATGAACTTTACCGTTGTTTTATATAGAGTGGACAGACAACGCACAAATAATGATGATGTTTATGGTGAGGCCCTTTCTTCCGGAATTCAATTTATGGCTCCGATTGAGGTTAAAGGGTTGGTTAGGATTGACACACCAACAAATACGGATTACGGTTCCTCAAGAGTTTCACAAATAGAACCGGGTAATATGACATTTAGTGTTTACCAATCACATTTAGATCAATTGGCTATTGAAATTTCATTAGGTGATTATTTGGCCTATTACGAAACCGAAGATAGAGTTAGGTATTATAGTGTAGTAAATGACGGAAGGGTTAACTCCGATATGAAACACACTTATGGTGGTTATAAAAAATATTATAGGACAATAATTGCGGCTCCTGTAACAAATGATGAATTTAACGGAATATAATGGCTTTCCCAAAAAAGATTAAAAAACATTTACCTTTGGTTCCAAAAAAGTTTGGTACGGAGAGGCGTATGGAATTAATTGAAGATGTGACAGATAATGGCACGTATTTACCGAAGGGTGTTTTACATGCTGATTTGGATAAAGGTGTTTTGGATTTTGTCAAAGAAAGATTAAAACTAGTTGTGGACGGAAAAACAGTACCGACAGTTGATAAAATCATTACAACACAAAGTTGGTCACAATTTACTGAAACATGGAAATTTCAAGATTTGGATAAAAATGTTTCATTACCTTTTATAATTACCGTTAGACAACCTGAAGTTATATATGGAAAATTTCAAGGAGGTGCCGCAAATATTCCGGAACGTTTAAGGTTTTTTTATTATTCAGTTCCAACTTGGGATGGTGATAGGAAAGGTGTTGATGTGTATAAAATACCTCAACCCGTACCGGTTGATATCACTTACAATGTTAAAATATTTTGTAATAGAATGCGTGAACTTAATGAGTTTAATAAAATTATGATGCAAACGTTTACATCAAAACAAGCGTACACTCAGATTAAGGGTCACTATATGCCGATGAAATTGGCGGATCCAACTGATGAATCCGTTAAAGAAATTGAAAAAAGAAAATATTATATTCAAAATTATAAAATAACTCTGATGGGTTTTTTATTGGATGAAGCCGAGTTTCAAGTCTCACCCGGTATAACTAGACAAGTTACAATGTTTGAAGTTGATCCATTAAACAAATCAAGAAAGGTAAACATTCAACCACCACGACCAGATACGTTTGACTTGAATTTATTATTTGTGTCCGGTAATACACAACTTAGTGAAGTTTTTAGGTATACTGCCGATATTAAAATTCAAAACACAACAAATGTTGATACTTATTCTGTTTTTATAAATGGAAATTTTGTTGGTTCGGATTTGGAAATAATTCAGATTAATGATGGTGATACCCTAGTCGTTGGGGTAACCAAAACAAATCCATTAGAAGAATCTACCATTAATACAATTGCACATTTAGTGACCTAATTTTTACTCTCCGTAAATATCTTTTTCTTTTTGACAATTTTTCAATATAAGTGATTCCAAAAACTTATATATTTTCAAACCTTTTTCTTCACAATATTTTTTGAGAACTTCGTGAGTTTCTTCTGATATTTTAAGATTTTTAATTTTTTTCATTGTTTTAATGGTTTTTAAAAAGGAAGAAAAAAATCTACCTTTTTTCTACCCTATCTTAAATAATTATGAGTCAGCGGTGTTTTTTGCAAAATTTCAATGTATTTATATTAAAATAAATGTTTAAATTATAATTAATAATGGCATCAACTAACAAAGTATTTGTATCTCCAGGTGTTTATACATCTGAAAGAGATTTAACTTTTGTGGCTCAAAGTGTCGGTGTTACAACTCTAGGACTTGTAGGTGAAACTTTACAAGGTCCGGCGTTTGAACCAATCTTTATCACAAATTATGATGAGTTTCAAGTTTATTTCGGTGGAACAAGCCCCGAAAAATTTGTTAATACTCAAATCCCAAAATATGAGGCGGCATATATTGCAAAATCATATTTAACTCAATCTAACCAATTATTTGTAACCAGAATCTTAGGATTGTCTGGTTATGACGCGGGACCATCTTGGTCAATAACAACAATTGCAAATCCGGACCCGTCAACTGTAAGTGCGACAGGTATTACTGGTTCTCAAACTTTAACTTTTACAGGTACTACTGGTACGAGTTCAAATGTTGTGTTTACTGGTTTACCCGCATTACTTAATGATTTGTTTTATAATACTTACACCACTTTTGAAGGTGGTACTTCATCATTAAACGCCGATTTACAATCTTTTGTTTCAACACAAATTAATAATTTTGCAACGATAGGTTCCGGAGCAACTGGTGGTAACGCATTATTCTGGGGCCCTGTGAGTTCATCAACATTTAATTCAGTTACTGGTGTAACCGTATTTTCAAATGCGGTATCTGCAACAACAAATGTACTAGGTGTTGACTCTTTAATACTTGAAAATTCAACATTGTCAAGTGAAGTAAACGATGCTTGGTATTATGCTTTGTTTGATTATACAAAAGTAGCTAGTGTTGGTTCATATTATGGTTATGGATTTGGTGTTGCTTTAAGTAATATTGGAACTGGTACTACAGTGACTGAATTTACTGGTACTTGTACAGTTTATGGTACACAATACACATCTGACCCATACAGCGATTTCGATGATATGGTAGTTGCTACTTTAAGATCAAGAGGTATTACGACATATTCATCAACACAACACGGACCAAGATACGAAGTATCGGCAACATCTGACGCTTCAATGGTATGTGCTGGTTCTTATTCCGGTATTTCAAAAAATCCATTCGGTACGTTTGTAATTAGTGGGACAACATTTGACAACGACACATTTAGTTTTGAAACATCAATGGACTCGGCAAGTACAAATTATTTATCAAAAGTATTTGGTAGAAGTAATTTTGGTAAAGATAGAACTGAAGTTCCTTTATTTGTTGAGGAAGCTTACTCAAGTTTATTATTAAATGGTTATAGAGACGGTAAGGTTAGAGGTTTATATTGTGACTTCATTGAACTTGATAGTGCCGAATCATTAAATACAGATTCAATCGGATTCTATTTGGAACAATACCAAACACCGGAAACTCCATTTGTGGTTTCAGAATTAAGAGGTAATAAAGTTTACAAATTATTTAAGTTTGTATTGATTTCTGATGGTAATGCGGCAAATAGACTTGTTAAATTATCTATTGGAAATATTTCATTTGCTAATGGTACGTTTGATGTTTTTGTTAGAGATTTTTATGACAATGATCAAAATGTAAGAGTTATTGAAAGCTTCACAAATTGTTCATTAGATCCAAACTTAAATAATTACGTGGCAAACAAAATTGGTACTTCAAATGGTGAATACCAAGTTAAGTCAAAATACATTATGTTGGAGATGAGTGACGAGGCACCAACCGATGCTTTACCTTGTGGATTTGAAGGATATGTTATGAGAGAATATGCGAACGCAAAATCACCATACATTATTTACAAAACAAAATACTTACAACCAGGTGACGTTATTTACAACCCTCCTTTTGGTTCAACAAATGGTGGTGACAATCCAGTTATCTCAAATGGTGAAAATCCAAGAAGGGCTTATTTGGGTATTTCAAATATTAGTGGAGTTGATTATGATTTCTTTGATTACAAAGGGAAAATAGTCCCACCTAATTTAGGTACTGACACAACCGGCCCACAATGGGGTTATTTAACACAAGGATTCCACATGGATGTAAACGCAAGTGCTGTCACAATTCCAAATAGATATGTAACTTCTGGAAATCCAGCATTTGAAGTAGGTGTATCATCATTTAATACAGAACCAGAAGATTCTGACAATGCTTACTACAGATTAAACACAAGAAAATTCACAGTATATGCCTACGGTGGTTTTGATGGTTGGGATATCTATAGAGAAAATAGAACAAATGGTGATCAGTTCGCTTTAGGTCAATCTGGTTATAAATTTGGTGCTGAAGCATCCATCACTTATCCTACCGCATCTGGTTGGGGTTCATTTAAACAAATTAGTGGTCCAAACCAAGAAAATTGGGCAAATACAGATTACTACGCTTATTTGTGGGGGCAACAAACTTTTGCTAACCCAGAAGCAACAAACATCAATGTGTTTACAACACCAGGAATTGATTATGTAAATAACTCAAACCTTGTTGAACTTGCAATTGATATGGTTGAAACTGATAGAGCTGACTCAATTTACATCTGTACAACTCCTGACTTCAATATGTTCTTACCGACATATAGTGATGTGACTGAAGGTTTAATTTACCCTCAAGAGGTGGTTGACAATTTGGATAATACTGGAATTGATTCAAACTATACTGCAACTTACTATCCGTGGGTACTAACAAGAGATAGTGTAAATAATACTCAAATTTATTTACCACCAACTGCTGAGGTAACTAAAAACTTGGCATTGACTGATAACATCGCGTTCCCTTGGTTTGCATCTGCTGGTTATACTCGTGGTATTGTTAACGCAATTAAAGCACGTAGAAAGTTAACTCAAGACGATAGAGATACACTTTATAAGGGTAGAATTAATCCAATTGCAACGTTCTCAGATGTGGGTACTGTAATTTGGGGTAACAAAACTCTACAAATTAGAGAATCTGCTCTTGACAGAATTAATGTTAGAAGATTGTTGTTACAGGCTCGTAAATTGATATCTGCTGTTGCTGTTAGATTGTTGTTTGAACAAAATGATGATAAGGTTAGACAAGACTTCCTAGACTCAGTGAACCCAATTTTGGATTCAATCAGAAGAGATAGAGGTTTGATTGACTTTAGAGTTACAGTATCTAACACTCCAGAGGATTTAGACTCAAACACATTGACGGGGAAGGTGTACCTAAAACCGACAAAAGCACTCGAGATGATAGATATTGAGTTCGTAATTACACCAACTGGTGCTTCTTTTGAGAACATTTAATTCAAAAAAAAGAAAAAAAATAAATGGAAGGGGAGTAATTTACTCCCCTTTTGTATATTTATAAATAAAAAAGTATGGAAATCTCAAAAAAAATTATTGTTGAGTCACTTAACTTAGATGATAAAAATAACAAAACTTTTTCATCTAAAAAACAAAATGTCATTTTGAGTGAATCACAATTGGAAAATTTATTAAAAAAACTAAAAAAAGATGAACATAAAAAAACACGTTCTTAACGAAATTAAAAAAAGAAACCAAACCATTAAAGAAGGTATGACTGAGGAAGGTACTCCGGACTCAAAATATTATGCTTTTGATTGGGACGATAACATTTGTTATATGCCAACCAAAATAATGGTTTTGACTGAAAATGAAGAAGAAGTAGGTATGTCAACTGAGGAGTTTGCTGAACATAGACATCAGATTGGCGTTGAACCTTTTTCATTTAAAGGGACGACAGTTGTGGATTATGCGCCAAGCCCTTTTAGAAACTTCAAAGAGGAAGGTAATAAGAGATTCATCATTGACTCAATGATTGCAAGCCCTGGACCATCCTGGAATGATTTTGTGGAGTGTATTAATGGTGGTTCCATCTTTGCGATTATAACCGCTAGAGGACATAATCCAGAAACATTAAAAGAAGCGACATACAACTTTATTATTTCAAATCACAACGGAATTAATAAAAACACATTAGTGGAAAATCTAAAAAAATATAGACACTTCGCTGATGATACCGTAAAGGAAAATATTAATTTAAAAGTATCTGATAAGGAGTTGATTGATGAATATTTAGATATGTGTAGATTCCATCCGGTAACTTTTGGTGAAGGTAGTGCTGCAAATCCAGAAGAAGGAAAAATAAAAGCACTTAGATCATTTATTAATTATTGTAAAGATTTGGCTCAAGAAATTGGAAAAAAAGCAATGTTTAAGAATGATGTTGAGAATCACGAAATAATCCCTTTTATTGGTTTTTCAGACGACGACCCAAGAAATATTGAAAAAATGAAAGAATTTTTATCAAGTGAATATGAAAAAAGTCCTGTAAGAACTTATTTAACTAAAGGAGGAGAGAAAAAAGAAGTTTAATATTATTTATTAGTTAATTTATATATAAAGGATAATTTTAAAATAATTGAAAGTAAATAGAAAAAAGTTTTAAGATTAAATAAAACTCATTTTAAATAATAAATTTCCACAATCATAAATTTTTCTAATTCCCCTTTCTTCCATAATTTCGGATTCACTTTTATTTTTATCAAAACCCAAACTCACCAACACATCTTTCCTATATTTAAATCTGGATTCCCTTTTCTTACTAACAATATAATAATAATTAGGAACGGTTTCCTTAACGAAGGAGAACCCCAATTTTTTATATAGGTTACCATCACTCCATCTTTTATCTGCGTAGCTTATTATTTCTTTTGGTGATTGATCCGAAATAAATTTCTTGAGTAGTTTAGAAGCTCCACCAACAACAATATGGTTTAATTTATTACAGAACCGGAGTAACTCATATTCATCGTTTTTACTTTGTTTGAATCCAAGGTTTAGCCGTTTTTTACCAAAAGTCATAATGGATACCAATTCTGAATTATAATAAAGACCCAAGTTAAACTTACTACCAACGGGGCCTTGTATGTGATTTTCAATTAAAAATTGAGTTTTTGTTTTTGTGTCAACGTATTTTATTTCACATTTTCTTGCAAAAATACGTGTTTGAGTTAATCCCAACAATGTTTTAAGTCTACTTTTTACGATAGACGAGTTATATGTCCACTCATCTTCAAAGATATGTACCAACCTTATATTTAATTTATTACAATCCTTAGTTTTATTATAATGGTAATTATTTTCTATAAATTTATCGGAATGCCAAAATAATCCATTAAATTCAATGGCCAAACTATAATCTGGAATAAAAATATCTAACTCTTGACCTTTAAGTAAGGTTCTGTCACCCTTAATGTATTTAATATTTAATTCACCTAAGAATTCACAAATTTGTTTTTCTTTTAATGATTTTAATTCGTTTAACGGGTTATCCATTAAAACAATTTTTCTTTTTATAAAATCAACAGTACTTAAACTGGTATTTTTTCTAACTCTTTTACGTCTAACGTTTGGTAATTTCAGAGGGGACGACACACCATATTTTATAAGATTTGTATTTTTTATTTTTTCTTTTGTTGAATCAAGTTTTGCGATATGATTTACATTATGTTTTTCTATTGTTTTTGTTTTAATATAATCTTTATCTTTAAAAAGATTGTCTACACCGTATTTTTCTAAATGAGTTTTTTTTATTTTATTTTTAATCTCATCAGAACAAATTGGAGCGTTACCTCCATATTTTTCATTATTGGTGTTTTTAATTTTTGTTTTTTGAATTTCATTTTTGTTGGAACATACTTTTGAACAATATACCCCATAACCTTCTTTTAAAGATCTTTTAAATTTTAGTTGAATATTACAGGTCGGACATACTGGTTTGTTTGGTTCTTCATTAATAAAATGCCAGATTTTTTGTATGAAAGGTAAGTCGTTTAATTCGTCGTTGCTGTAATCAATAATTTCAAAATATATATCTGGATAATTTTTTTTTAAAAAGGACTCTTTAGTTTTGATACCGTTTTTATTATTTTCTATAAAAAAATTAATTAAATCCATTTTTTTTTACTTTACAATATATTTATGAGTAATGTGAATTGTATAATTTACAAATATAAACATAAATATTTAAAAAAACAAGAAAATGGCGGATTTATTAATGAAAATGCCCATACAATACGAACCGAAAAGAAAAAATAGGTTTATATTGAGTTTTGATTCTTCTTTAGGTATCAATTCGTGGTACGTAGAAAGTGCAAGTAGACCAAAAATTACAATAGGATCAAAAGAGATTAAGTTCTTAAACACTGAAACTTATGTTGCTGGTCAATTTAAATGGGACCCAATTACAGTGAAATTAAGAGATCCGATCGGACCATCAGCGGCACAAGCTGTTATGGAATGGGTTCGTTTACACGCCGAATCTGTAACTGGACGTATGGGTTATGCTGCGGGTTACAAAAAGAATGTTGATCTTGAAATGTTGGACCCAACAGGTGTTGCTGTTGAAAAATGGATTTTAGTTGGTTGTCAGATAACTTCTGCTGGATTTGGTGACTTAGGTTACACTGGTGATGATTTGGCCAATATTGATATGACAATTCAACCAGATAGATGTATTTTAGTTTACTAAGATAGTTTTTTTCATATGTTATAATTTAACCCACCTCATTGGTGGGTTTTTTGTTTACATTAATTATGTTGGTATTATTTTTTAAACAAAAAGTATTATGGAAGATGAAGTAAAATATGGACAAGATAATTTTTCGCTACCTCACGACGTTATAAGTTTACCTTCAAAGGGTATTTTTTATAAAACAAAAAAAGAAGCCGTTAAGGTTGGGTATTTAACCGCCAATGATGAAAACATATTAATGGCACCAAACGTTAGTAGAGATGGAATAATTTTTTCATTATTGAGACAAAAAATATATGAACCTGGATTTTTAATTGATGAAATGATTGATACGGACGTACAAGCCGTTTTGATTTTTTTAAGAAACACCGCGTTTGGACCTGAATATAATTTTACAATCACAGATCCGGCAACCGGTAAAAAGTTTGATGCGACATTATTATTAGATGAAATTAACTACCTTCAACCAAAACATACACCAGATGAAAATGGTTATTTTAGTTTGAAACTACCTAAAAGTAATACGGATGTAAAATTAAAACTATTAAATATTGGTGAACAAAGGGAAATAGATAAATTAACTGACCAATACCCACAAGGCATGGTGGCTCCGGTAATTACTAAACGTTTGGAAAAACAAATTGTAGAATTAAACGGAACCAACGATAGATTAAAAATTGCACAATTTGTTAATCAATTACCGATATCTGACTCCAAACTTATTCGTAGTTTTATGAACGAATGCGAACCTAAACTAGATCTTGAAAGAAAAATTATGACCCCGTCTGGAGAAGAAGTGATTGTTAACATCACTTTTGGGGTAGAATTTTTTCGGCCTTTCTTCTAACTATAAGACAAGTCAATTAGACGAAATTTATTATTTGGTTAAAATAGCCAACTTTACCTATTCAGATTTACTCAATATGCCAGTATATGAGAGAAAGTATTTTGTTGAAAAATTAATCAAAGATTTGGAAAAACAATAAATATCATATTTATTTAAAAAAAACTTATGTTTTGGCAGACAGTGAATGAAACCCCCGAATCA